TACAGTTTCTGGTGCAGCGATTGGTGATATTGTATTTGGTGGACTTAACTCACTTAGCTCAAGCTCTGGAACCGCTGGAGTACCTACCGCTGGTGCAAGAATGATGAGCCAATTTAGGGTTGAGGGACCAAATGTTATTAGATACACAATTGTTAATACAGATACAGTTTCACACGGAACAATTCCTGCTGGCACAATTTACGCAACAGCAATAAGGATGGTGGCTTAATATGGCAATCAAATTCAATCGCTCGCAGACATTTGCAACCAACGGAACGGTTACAGCCGCAGGTTTACACAACCTTATTGACGGAACTGACATCTACCAGGCGTTGATTACTGATCAAACAGACCTGTCATCCGTTGCAACAGATGACAAATTGTTGATTGCGGATGCAAGCCTTACTGCTGGCGATGCACCAAGAAGCACAACAGTCCAAAATCTTTTTGATGATGCGCTTACTGGCGGTACATATACAAATGCAAACCTGTCTGGAGTTTTTACATTTGGAACTGCTACAGGCAATCGCACAGTTAGCACAAGCGCAACAATCACAACTGGAACAATTCCGAATTTAACATCAAGCACAGCCAACATTACGCTTGGAACAATTCCAACGCTGACTGCTGGAACTACCACATCTACTGCGGCAAATATAACCAATGGAACGATCCAGACGCTGACAGCAAGCACGGCTACGATTACTGTGGGAACCTATTCTGGTGCGATCAATAGTACGCTTGGAACTATTGCTACGTTCAATAGTACTACCGGAACTATTACTGGATTAAGAAGCACCACAGGCACAGTAGCTACACTTAATAGCACTACTGGAACAATTACAAATTTATCCACAACACTTGCTGGTGATTTTACGATTAGCCAGGGGACAGCAACAATTGGTACTGCAACAATAACTCCGGCTAAACTTTCTCAACCAATTACATCTGGAGTGCAAACTGCATCAACTACTGGAACGGCAATTGACTTTACTGGCATTCCAAGCTGGGCAAAGAGAATTACAGTAATGTTAAATGGCGTTAGTGTTAGTGGAACGTCTCCAATAGAAATTAGAATTGGAACAGCTTCAGGAATTGAAGCAACTGGATATAAAAGTTGTGCCGGATGGGGTGGAGAAGTAAATCGGTATAATCCTTCAACAACTGGATTTGCAACTCTTGCAATAGCAGGTTTTGCAGCAGCCGACCTATTGCATGGATCAATGATAATTTCAACACTTGGAAGCAACACATGGGTTGAGCAATGTGGATTTTATTTGGATGGGGCAAGTTCAAATATTCAACAAAATGGAGGAGGATCAAAGACTTTAACTGGAGGAGTACTTGATAGAGTAAGGGTAACAACAGTTGGTGGCTCAAATACATTTGATGCTGGAACTATTAACATCATTTACGAGGGATAAATATGATTGCGAGAATTGAATCAAATTGTGAGACAAGAGAAGTTAAATATTTTGATGAAAATAACAATGAGATTGACCCATCATCCATTGTAAATCAATCATAAGATAAATGACACTATCTGAAATTGCGCAATATGCTGGTGAGAAGGTTGGGAAGACTGACTCCGATACGCTTGCCTTTCTACAGAAAGCTGCAAGTTTGGCCTACCGGCGTGTATGGGACTTTGCCCCTTGGCGTGAGACTGTAACCAATTCGACCTATTCTGTCGGAACAACTCGTCTTATCACTTTAGGGACAAATGTAGAAACACCTCTTTCTGTTGCTTACAACGATGCAGAGGTTGACCCAATTGACTTGGCAACAATCATCAGCCAAGACCCAGGATTACTTGACGATTCCCGTACTGGAGATCCGGACACATATCACTTTACTGGGCGTAACAGTAGCGGTATTGCAGAACTAAACCTTTATCCAAGGCTTGCCACAAGCGGAACCATCCCCTTGCGAGTTGTTGAGAAACTAAAGTGTTTAACGCGCACAAACATTATTGTTGATTTCCCACCATCGCAGGCGGCATTGGATGACGAACTTCGCCTGCCTCATGTACATCACTTGGTTCTTGCCTTAACCCATTCCGATGCCCTAGAGCGTGAACGGCAGTATGCAAAGGCACAGGCTATCACGCAGACTGCAAATGCCGACCTAGCTGCTATGGCTAATTACGAATTGAGCCAGGTTGGAGGGATAAAGCAGATCACTCCGCAAAGCCTTGGCGAATTAACCATCGAAGAAATGTTCTCGGCCTAAAGGAGTCATTGTGCCGTACTACTCGGACAATTTAGACGATCTTCTGGCGTTTGATGGAATCCGGAGTTTTGCCGGAGGCCAAGCCAGCGGTTTGCAATCTGATCTATTGGCTGAAAATCAAGTTCAGCAATTAGTCAATATGACCCTATCTCCAAAGGGTAGCCTTGAAACACGCAAGGGAGTTACAAGTTTTAGCACATTAGCAACAAGCCAAAATGGATCAATTGGTGGAATGCGATACTACGATACATCGCAATCGGAAAGACTAATAGCTGTAACACAGGGAAGACTTTACACAATTGATTCAAATGGGAATGCGCAATTACGTCCAGCCGATGAAATATGGGATAGTCTTACTGGTGCAACACGCACATGGAATAATGAAAACCAACAATGGGCTGACGGATTTTCAACGAATTATGATGTCAAAGTCAGCATGGCTCAGTTTAACGACAAGATGTACATGGCAGATGCAGATGGACCACTTTACTATTTTGATGGAGCGTCCACGGGTGGAACTGGCATTGCGACCAGGCAGGGTGGAAAAGTAAGAGCGATAACAGTAACAACATCTGGTAGTGGTTATACAAGCGCAACAGCAGTTATTTCTGGACCGGATTGGGGAGGCACACTTCCAACGCTAATCACAACCGTTGCTGGCGGGGCAGTTACTGGTGTTACGGTTGTTGACGGTGGATCTGGTTATTCTGGCGAGCCTACAGTTACAATTATTGGAAATGGATCTGGAGCAACAGCCACCGCAACGGTTAGCCCTCCTCCGTTAGATTTAAGGCTTTTAATAAATACTGGTAATAGATTATTTGGAGTTGGATCAGCAAGCAAACGAAACACACTTTACGCATCCGATATTCTTGACGCATCAATTTGGGATGCATCCAATAGCATTGTTGTAAATGCAGATGACGGAGACGAGATAACTGCAATTGTTCAATACTATCAAAACAGAATTATTGTATTTAAAAAGAGGCGCATATTTCAAGTAACAATTCCTCCCGATGCAACCACCGCAGCCGATTGGACTGTTCAGTTAATTTCAAACAATACAGGATGCGTTGCGGAAGGATCTGCCGTCCAGGTAAACAGCGACATATTCTTTCTTTCGGATGACGGAATTAGATCCCTTGTAAGATCCACGGCAGACGATTTTACATCTGTTGGACTTCCACTATCTGAAGTAATAAAGAATGTCATTCAAGAAATCAATGTGGCAAAGATAGGAATAGCTACTGCTCACTTTTACGATAACAGGTATTTTCTTGCCGTACCAACAGAATCAAATGATTACAATGATACAATCATTGTTTACAACACAACGCTGGGCGCATTTGAGGGAACATGGACTCCGAATGTAATGCAATTTGCACTAGCAAATTTTCAGGATCAAGGCTTGAGGTTGATGATGAAATTGACAACCGGCCAGATTACAAGATATAGCGGATACAAGACTCCGGCTCAGGTTACATCTGCTGATTATCGTGATTATGGGGTTTACACCACGACATCTGGAACAACCACAACCACCTCAACCGGAGTATTTGATTACGAGTCATACGTCCGCACAAAGGACTTTAACTTTGGAGATCCATTTGCTATAAAATATGGAAGCCATTTTGAGGTTATATTTGATGATTCGTTTTCAACGGATGTAACTATATCCATTCAGCGTGATACCGATGTTGGCGATGTTGATGTCCAGCCAAACCTAAACATATCAAGTTCTGCGCTTACTCTTGAATTTACATTGCCAGCAACTCTCCCCACATCAGTAAAAAAGCGACTTGCAAGCGATCTTCGCAAATATCAAAAATGGCGTTTGTTAAATATCAAGATTTCATCTGTTGCAAATAAAATGGCTATTCGCCAGATTACGGCTGCCGCCAATCCGGATACCATTGAGATTCAGAAATCACTATGAGCGAACTTCCTTGCAATAGCCCAAGGCGTACACCAGGAGAGCGCAAGAAGTTTGTTGTCCGAGCCTGTCAGAATGGTCAGTCCAAGACAATCCGATACGGCGATCCTGACATGAAGATTAAGAAGAGCAATCCAGATCGCCGGCGTAGCTTTAGGGCTAGGCATGGTTGTGATTCAAAGCCACCAAGCAAGATGACTCCTAGATACTGGTCATGCAAAAACTGGTAACATGACGGCAATTGAATACATTGAGAAAAGCGGGGTTCCGGAAGGCATGTGGCACAACCTGGCTGAATGGTTTGGGTGGTTTGAAAAGCAAGGAATGGTGGGTATTGTTCGGGATAACGATGGCATAGCAGGAGTGGCCTTGGCTAGGTGCGTAAAAGATGGGCAAAAGCCTGATCATTATGTGCATAGCGAAGATGGCGAGAATGTCTTTGTGGACTTGACGATCTGCTCAAAAGGTGCTAAATCCTTGAAGTGCTTGCTGTTGCTCTTGGCGGAGCGTTTCGGTCCTCGCAAGCGGATCACTTTTAACCGTTCCGGTAAACCAAAGGAGTATGATTACATGAAGTTTATGAGAAAGGCATTACGCTAATGGGCGGCGCGCCATCCATTCCAGCACCTCCGCCTCCTCCCAATCCGGTGGATGCGTCAAAGGCCAATGATCTTTTCTACAGGTCATCCCTTGAGACTTACATTGCGACACAACCCGATGTGGCTAAACTTGAGCAAAACCTGCGCGAGAAGTATATGCCTCGCCAGCGTGAACTAGAACGCCAGATGTCAGCCTTGGACTTGCAGAAAGCTGCGCAAGCTGGGCTACAGGTCGAGCGAGAACTTGGCCCACAGCGTTCACTCGAAGCCATGCGCCGTCAGTTTGAGATGTCTCCAAACGCATTTGCCACACAGCAGGGATTAGGCCAACAGGCAGCGATCCAGTTTGCCCGTCTTTATGGTCAATCTCCTATGAGTGCAGTACCACAAGAAGTTCAGCAGAACCAGGGCGTTGCTCCTGTTGATTATCTGAAAGGCATCCCAAGGACGGGAATAATTTAATATGGCTACTACCGCAAATCCTTACTATCCGCCTGGAACAATTGTAACAAATCCAGACGGGAAGGTTTACGAAGCTGACAAGAAGGGCGTGTTGGTTTATCAGGCTCAAAAGCCAGTAGCAAGCGATGTTGCTTCCAGCAAGGAAAAGTATAGTGCGCTTGGTCTTACAGATTTAGATAAATATGTTTCCAAGGGAAGGTTTAACGAAACCAAGGCGCAGGCTGATGTAATCAAGGATATCTACAAGCTTGACCCTGCAGCATACACCTCGAAGAAGGGTGTAATTGATTTCAATGCCGCAACACAAAAATATCAGTATGAATTGCCAAAAATTCAACCTAGCCCAGAAGCGAAAAGCTTTACACAGGCAGTAAATAATTACTCGAATGCGTTGGCTTCAATCAGGTCTATTGGTGCTGATAACATAAATGCCAAAGATTATGCATCCCTGCAATCCCTAGCCAAACAGGTTCGTGATTTTGACTCCAAGGATCTTGGCCAAGGCGGGAAACAAATCATTGCCAACACGCAACAGGCAATTGATGCAATTGACGAAATTAGAAACCAACAAGAACTCGTCAAGAGGCAGGAAGCAAGAATAGGGCAGACTGCCAAGGGATCGCAAAGGCAAAGCGAGCAGGGGAAGTTCTTTGTTGAGCAGGATAAATTGGCTAGGCTTGTTGCAGCAGCCAATCAAGCCACACCAAAGTACATCGAATCATTTTCTAGGTTTGGCCTGTCCGACCTTGGATTGAATGAGGCAAAGAATGTTGTTGGCACAACAAAGCTTTCAACCGGATTAGAGGCTTTGCGCGGTGATAATATTATGCAAACCGGCGGGTTGGCTGGAAAGCTGAATGTTCAGGTAACAGATGATCAGATTCTTAATGACATTAATACAGCCAGAAAGAACCAATATAAAAGCCTTTACGATATTGGTACTGCGGCAACCATAGACCTGCAAAGCCAGATTTCACAGGCAAACAAGTTTTTGGCCGATCTTCCTGCTGGTGATAGGCGCAGGGCTGATGCACAGAAAACAATTGATAATCTAAACACTCAGCTTGCTTCCGCTCAAAAGGACACACTCGAAGCAAAGAATCTTTATGATGGGTATCAGCCAATAAGCGGTAAGCAAGCAGCAGATTCCATTTCAAAGTTTAGGGAAACACTTCGCCTTCCAGAGGAACGCACAATTGCTCAAATTGAAAGCATTGACCCAACGATTGGCGCGACTGTTCGTGGTCTTTCCAAGCAGTATCAGAAAATGGCCGAGACTCCGCTTGGAGCCACAACGACCAAGCAGACTGAATACCTTCGCAATCAGATTGAACAGGAAACACTCAATCAGCTTCGTCTTGGCTCGACTTTAGGAGCCGAAGAACGGCGTGGTTACGAGCAGGCCATCCGTGGCGCGCAAACAGCCCGTGGGAACATCCAAGGTCTTGGACCGGCAGTACAGGAAGCGGCGCAGATTGGAGCGGCTGGCGAACAACGCAAGCTTGCTCGGTATGGCGCGGCTTCTGCATTCCTTGGTTCTGGCGAGACAACCGGAGCAGCCACAGCCCGCGATCTTGGTCTTCGCAATGCGCTTGAACAATCTCGTCTTGGTGCTGCTCAAGGCTTTATTGCTGGAGGTCCGACAATGTACAACCTGGCCTCACAGCGTCTTGGCACACAGCAGGGTATGCTTAACAACTACCTTGCGGCTTCACAGCCACAGCAGACAGGGCAATTCCAAGCTGGATCTTCTGCCGTCAATCCTTACGGGTTTGTTGATCCAAAGGCTGGCTTTGCCGGCGCGCAGAATGCTGCAAGCATTTACAATACTCTTGCTGATTATACTGCCAATACTTATGGTGCTTATAGCAGAGCAATTGCAAGCCAGCCTTCGGGGGCGCAGCAGTTTGGTCAAATTGCAGGTGGAATTGCAAACATTGGTGGGATGCTTGCTCCCAAGGGATTATTTGGTGGTCCTGGTAGCGGATCAGTATTCTTTTAATTTATGCCAGCAATAACAGAAGCAGGAAAAGCCTGGGAAAAGGCTTACAATCAAAAGCTGATCAACGATCAGATTCAATCTCAATATGCGACTGAAAAGGCGCAATTTGAATTAGCCAAATTACGGGATGAGCAGGAAATGAATAGTCCTAGCGGTAGGGCAACTAAAGCTGCCCTAGCTGCAAGAGATTTGGAACAAATGCGCCAACAAAGCGAAGGTGTAGATATTTCAAATGCCCCAATTGTCCAGGGGAAAAGCCTTCTTGATATGAGTAAAGATGAAGGACAGAGGCTTATTGATGAGCGCGTAAAGCAAGCAAAACAAATGGCAATTGAAAATTATCTTGCTGGAGAAAAATCAATTCTTCCATCTGCAAATATTGATATGGGCGGGATAAAGCGTACTGTTTTGGCTCCACAGGCAGGCAAGGCAATGGGTGATGCTTACGAGCAAACATACCAAAGTATTGTTCCAAGAGCAGCAAATACATATATGGCGGAAGGATATGATAGTGATACCGCATATAAAATGGCTTCCGCTGACGCAAGGAATCTTCTTTTGAAAGAAAGATCCCGTGGTAATGTAACGATTATGAGTGCTGATATGCAGACCAGCTATCCAATTCCATATTCACAAGCAGAATCAATGTGGCGTGATCCAAAAACTCCTCCAGCACAAAGAAAGCAATTGAATAAAGTATTTGGAGAACCAGAACAGCCTAAGGCACAAAGTTGGATTCAAACAAGATTAGGTAGATAAAATGGCTGAAGCCCAAGTACCGGAGCTATCTTCAGCTAATAAGATTCGTCAATTGGCCGGAGTGCCTATTGAGGCGCAGCCTGCTCCACGAATAGAGGAACCACCGGCTTGGAGCGAGGTTAAGGATTCCGAGGAGTACAAAAAGTTAACTTATCCGGAACAAATTAGTCTTGCCCAACAATGGGGTGATGAAACAAAGCAATACGCATCCACGCTTCCTGATTATGATCCAAAGCAGGATGCTGAAATTGATGATTTTGTAAATAAAGACGCAGTTGATGTTCCGGCCAGCGTAAAGGCTGCTGCTGCTACAGCAGGATTTATTAAGGGATCTGCGGGAGTATTGGGTGGTATTGCTGGACTTACTGCAGGTGCTGCTACTGGACCATCAGCACCAGTACTAGCCCCAGCGTTTGCTGTTGGTGGTGCTGTTGCTGCAAGTGGAATGGCTGAAAAAGGATTGGAAAAATATTTTCCTAATGTTGCAAGAGCAGGGAAATTTGCCCCAGGATATGAAACTGCTGGTCAACTCGTCCCTGCCGTAGTTACAGGCGGAATAGGTGCAAAGCAACTCTATACATCTGGAAGAACATTATTTGCCGAACTTGGTGCTAAAAAGGCAACAGAAGAGATGGGGAAATATACTGGGAAAGCAGCAATTTCTGGTGCTGGGGTTGGTACTATTGCAAGACTCGCAACAGGCGGGAAGGTAACTCCTGGTACAGTAGCAGAAGATGCATTGTTTGGCGTGCTTTATTCCGGACTTAATGCAAACACACGGGTTAGTGGATATAATTTTGAGGAATTCAAGAATCTTAATTACAGGGTAAAGAATGGTTCTGCAACTCAGGCAGAGTTTTCAGATTGGAAAAACATTCTTAGTGAGGCACAGAATGTAAGCGCAAAAGGTGTTCAGCGAGCGGAAAGAACGACTGTTGATCTTGGCAGAAAGAATGTCCTAGATAGGACAAAGTTCCAGCAAGGCGAACAGCCCGTAGAAGTTAAGCCATACTACGAACCGCTTCCGTCTGCACCCACAACTCCATCCACAGAGATTGAGCTATCTCGCCGACCGCAGGCGCGTCCAATGAAACCGGCAACTGTTGTCACTCCGGAAGCATTGCCTGAGTCCGGAGTTCGCGGGAATGTTCGCGGAACGCAGGCTGACACGGCAGAGATGCAGCGGCGTGAAATTCCTACCAATATCCAGGGTGAGTTCACAGATTTAACCCAACGTCCTCCAAGGCAGAACATTTTCTCGGTTGAATCCCAAGGTATCAATCCTGACGCAATCGCCCCCAGCACTCGCGGGTTGCAAGGCGAGATTGTGCGCGAAGGACCAATTGTCACTCCAAGGACGCAGTTGCCTAGCGGTGAGAAGCTGGCATTGCCAGCCCAGGGTGAGTTTAGACCACAGACATCTGCGCTTGAAGCCGCGAAGGTTATCGAACTTGAGAAAGGCATGGAAGAACGGATTAGGCAGTCTCCGCAGGGGCAGCGTGGTTTAAGAAAAGACTTAGAAGCTGTGGCTGCTCCAGAGCGAGTTCAAGAGCAAATAGAATTACCAAACAAAGTAAAGGTAAACATCATTGCTCCAGATCAAGAAACTGCAAGTCTTGTTAGGCAGAAAATAGAGCAAGGACAAGGCAGTCTATTGGAGCAAAAGCAAATAGCAGCAGAAAATGCAAGGGCTAATCTTGATGAAATTGGACCAGAACCAGCAAAGCCAAGGCCAGAAAAGAAATGGTTTGGTCCTAAAGGAAAAGAAGGTGCAGATCCGAGGGCTGTTATAGAATGGGAAGATCAAACAAGAAAGTATAATGCTTGGAAGAGAAAATATAGTGTTCTTAAAAAAGCAGAGGTCGAGGCAAATAACGCTGTTTTTTATGAACAGAAAAAACAAACAACCATCCCTCGCCCTATGGGGGGATCGCAAGGTCAGGGTGGTTTTGTGTCTACGGACGTAACCAAACTGATAAAGAATTACATGACATCAGCCGGTGCGCTTACAAATGACATGGCCGACACGCTTCTGGCATCCAAATATAACAAGGCTCAATTGCAGTATGAAGCGCAATTTAGGTTGCGTGATTTTAACAGAGCATTAATCAAGGAAACAGGATCGAGCAATCTCACTCCGGAGTTGAGCAATGCAATCAAGCAGTATATGTATGGAGAGTCGGAAGATACATCCTTAATTCCTCCGGAAACTCTTGCTGCCACAAAAAGATTAAGATCATTCCTTGACCAGGGTGCGAGCAAGATTGCAAACGAACCTGGGCTTTTAAGCGAAAGCCAGAGAGAGACTGTACTTGGAAATATTGGGTCTTATGTAAGCCGTGATTACGCCAAGTTTAATGATCCAAACTTTACGATGGATAAGCTTCAAGCGAAGGATAAGAAAAGATTTGCGCAGAGCGTTGATTTTGTTCGTAGGCAATTTTTAGACCGAGCCAAGCAGGAGGTTGATGATGCGGCAGAGGCTGGAAGGCCTCCGATTGAATGGCTCCGTAAAATACATGAAACTCAATCAGTACCAATGGAAAGGCTGATGGGTGAGGTTCAAAGGATAGTCGAACAGGGCGGAGTAAGAGAGCTTGGTCAAAAGGCAAAATTTAATCCTGAATCATATGGAATATCTAAAGACCTAGCCGGACTAAAGCAGCGCAAGGATATACCCGAAGAGATAAGATATTTGATGGGCGAATATGATGACCCAAGGATTGGATTCCTAAAGGGTGCAATGAAGCAGATTAATCTTTATGTTGATAATCGCACGTTGACAAAATTGCGCGACCAAGGTTTTGCTGCTGGCCTATTCTTTGATTATCCGGCACCGAACACAGTCGAAATTGCGCCGAAGGGTAGCGAGGTAATGTCTCCGCTTAATGGCGTTTACGCAGATCCAATGGTTGCTAGGGCATTAAATAATTTTGATGTTGCATTCACTTCAAACATCCCTGGGCTATCAACTTTCTCGAAGGTAAACACTATTATTAAATGGTCCAAGACAGTTGGATCTCTGAGAAGCCAAGCTAGGAACTTTATATTTAATATTCCAATCCAAATCCAAAACGGTAATTTTGACTTTCTTACTGGAAAAGATTTTGGCAGGACAACGGCCATGATCATGGCTGATTACGGACTTTCCGGAGACACCCAACAAATCAGAAACCAATTACGCCGCGCTGTTGGACTTGGCGTGATGAACAACGCAAAGTTTAACGAGATGGAAGCATTGATGAAGGATGCCGCAATTGACAGGGGTAATATTCAAGACTTTATTGAACGCAATTTCTTTGGGAAACTTGTCGGTCCTGCAACCAAAGCACTTGATACAGCAGCAAACATTAAAAACTTTTTGGACTTCATGTACCGAACCGGTGATAATTTCCATAAGATAGCTCTTTGGAGATATAGGGTTAATTCGCTTATGGACGGGAAAAAGATGAGCGAAGCGGATGCTGAAATTGAGGCCGCTGATTGGGTCAATGACAGGTTTGCAACTTACGAAAAACTCCCTCCAATGCTAAAAGCTTTTCGTGCGAATCCTTTTGCGAAGAACTTTATATCGTGGAATGCCGAAAGAATCAGAAATTCATACCACAGCATAAAGGGTGCAATCGAGGACATGAAAACTCCAGGCATGGAGAAGTACGGCATGCGCACGATTATTGGAAATATTCTTGGACTTACAATTTCGCTTGGATCACAAATGATGGCGGCATACGCGCTTGGGTGGTCATATGAAAAGATCAAGCAATTAAACGATCTTGCTCCAGGTTACCAGAAATCGGCAACACTTCTTCCTGTTGGATATGATCCGAAAAACCAAGAAGTAACATATATTGATATATCCTACTCTGATCCTTTTGATATTATTAGACAACCAATCAATGCATTTATGTCCGAGGACACATTGGACAAGAAATTGATTGGTGCGGTTGGCACATTCTTTGGTGATTTTCTTGGGTTCAGTATTGCAACCGAAACCCTGGCTGGTGTTATGAAGAATGAGCGAGCAGACGGCACTCAAATTGTAAATCCAAAGGCAAGTCCGATTGCGAAGCTTGGGGCATGGGGTGAATATCTTGGTAGAACAATTGAACCTGGAACAATTTCAGACATGCGACAGCTTTACTTTGCAATTAAAGGCCAGCCCGATCCTTTCTTTGGACCTCGCGCGCCTGTTCCGTCTATCCCTGGAATGCTTTCTTCATTTGGAGGATTCAGGGTTCAGAAATTAAATCTTGGTGATGAGCTTTTCAAGAAATCCAGGTCGTTCAACAATGCGATGGGTCAATCCACAAGATTGTTTACCGGAGGATTGGTGAGCAGGGGTAAGCCTAACCGTGATATGCTTGCAAGCGGTGCAGAACAGATGGATCGCGCAAGAATTGAGACATTCAAAGACATGAGCAAGGTTTACAATTCTGCATTATCATGGGGATTGAGTCAGGATCAGGCTGTTTCTGAAATGCGCAGGGGTGGTATAAGCAAGGAAAACATAGCAGCTATTATTTCTGGAGAGATTCCACAATTTAGAGTTGGAAGATCAATGCTCAAGGAGCTTTACAGGGATATGCCAGAAGATTCTGAAAGAAGAATGCAGATAACTAGAGAGCTTTTGAATCAGGAACAATAATGGCAAAATTTGACATCCTTGGGTCTTCCAGCCGGTTCAATCAACTTGAATCGGATATGCGCAATAACGCCATTAAAGGTCAATTTGAGGCATATACCCGCGCGCCTAGCCAAGAACCGCAACAGCAGGTACAGAAAATGCAGGAAAGCCCACAACCAGAACCTATGACTACAAAACCACAGCTAGATCAGCAGGGTCTTCCGGACCCATACAAGACGGTTGAGTGGGAGGGCCGTAAGGATAAGCAGGGGAATCTTGCCATCTACAAGTTGCCTTCCGGTGATCAGGGTGGAAGTTATGAGGTAGCTGGAATTAATGACAAATATCATCCGGAAGCATTCAAAGCCATCGCAGCGTTGCCTGCGCAAGATAGAGCGGCAGCAGCGGCAGAATATATCAAGGGATATACAGCCCAATTCGTGTCACAAATGCCCGAAGCAATGCGCCCCTTCGCGCAGGATCTTGCGTTCAATCGAGGCATGGGCGGTGCAACGAAGTACATCCAGCAAGGACTAAATACGCTAGGTCAAAATGTTTCGGTTGACGGAGGCCTTGGACCGAAGACATTGCAAGCAATCGGAATGGTCCAACCGCAAGCATTAATGCGTGCGGCAAGTGATGCACAGCTACAGGATGAATATAGGAAGGCCGAACTAGACCCTAACCGGCGCAAGTTTATTCCTGGTCTTGAGGCCAGGATTAGGAACAGGCTGTCAGCTTTTGGACAAGGTTAACGGCTAGACCAGGATTTACGAAAGACTGTAGATCCGGAAGAAACTGCCGTAGATCTCCCAACAAAAACATCACCACATTTTACTTGTGAAGTATTATAACCAATAAATGAATCCCCTGCGCGAACTACAGACCTATGCGCTGAAAGATAGGTATCTCCACATTTTACATAAGCACCGCGAGGAGTAAGATATGTATCGCCTGCCTGTATTATTGCCCCATGCGCCCCTACTGCAACATTTCCGCATTGGGCATATGTGCCATCTCCATCGTAAACTCCACCAATAAAATCATTCATAGCACCTTCATCCTGACCCAATGCAACCGAAGCCAAAACCATCATCAATAAGATTTGAATTGTTTTCATGTGAAAACTATTCAGCATATTTAAAATGGAGTCAAGCATGAAACTAGGCTCAAGACAAATTGGCGCAATCGGCGTGACTCGCGTTACAGGGGCCTTGCTTCGATGTGGGTTTAATGTGCTGGAACCATACGAGGACTTTTCCGGATATGACCTAGTGGCTGAAAAGGGTGGAAAGTTTATCCGCCTACAAGTCAAGACGGCTCAAACAATCGAGCCTGGGCGCACAAAGTACAGGTTTACCACATCCATTGGGAATGGGTTTAATATTCCAAAGCGACCAATCACGGGCGTGGATTACGTTGTGTGCTGGGCAATGCACGATGATGTTTTTTGGTTGTTGCCGATAGCCAAGTGCAAAACATTGACCACAAAACTTTGTCCCTCGACAGGGCAAAGCTGGCGGATATTCCAGAACCTATGACCGAAGAGCAAGCATGGGCAAAGTTTGAGGATGCCATGAGGAATATCGAATCCTTTGATGAGGCCATTGCATGGTTAAATAAGAATCCAGAAGTAAAAGAAGGTCTTACTGTTTACGAGATGATGCGCCAGTTCAATAAGGATATTAGGGAAGCTAATAAGTATTATCGTAATTAAAATTGGTTGTTGACCCAGCACGGGATGTTCCGCTAGAACCAGCGGATGGGCAAAATCAACAGTAGGGCAAAGGGCGCAGCGGGGGAGCGGGAATTGGCTGGATACCTACGGGAACAGGGATGGCAGAAGGCTCGCCGTAGCCAACAATATGCAGGTAATCCGGAAGGTGGTTCTGGTGATGTTGTTTGCGAGAACTTCCCATTCCACATCGAAGGCAAGCGTTGCCAGCAATTAAAGCCTGAAGCCTGGATACAGCAGGCCATTCGTGATTGTCCTAATGGAAAGATTCCAGCCGTGTTCTTTCGGCGCAACGGAGAGAAGAAGTGGCTAGTTATTTTGACAGCGGATGACATTTGTGAACTTGCCAGAACAATCGCTCCTCCTCGTATGGAGATTGAGCATGCGAATGCTTTAGCGCATACCGCAGTAGGCGCAGGCTTTTGGGTTAAAAAGCCAGACGAACTTCACCCAACATACATACAACCAATACAAAACCCAAATAAATAAAGGAGAAATAACATGGCACTAACCCTAAGCGAAACATCAAAAAACACGGAACGCAAGTTGCCCGAAGCCGGTGCAACCGTAGGCGTTCTTTACAGCCTAGTTGACCTGGGCAACCAGAAAACCAATTGGGACGGCCAAGAGAAATGGTCCCCCAAGGTTCGGCTCACATTTGAGCTTCCCGACCAGACCGATGAGTTTGAGGTCGAGGAGAACGGAAAGCGCACCAAGGTTACTAAGCCTATGGTCGTATCCATCGAACAGACCCGCAGCCTTGGCGAAAAAGCCAGCCTGCGGAAACTCTTGGAACAATGGCGCGGTCAGACATTCACGGCCAAGGAACTACAGGCATTCAGCTTGAAAAACCTTCTTGGCAAGCCAGCCATGCTTACTCTGATCCACAAGACCAGTCAGCAGGGACGGCAGTATTGCGCCATTGCCGGAGCTTCCAAACTCCCCAAGGGCATGACTGCTCCTTCCAAAACTACCAACGATCTCATGTACTACGAGATTGAGGAGAAGGAGGGTGGTCAGTTTAAGGATATGCCGGAATGGTTGCAGGATAAGATCCGCGCATCCAAGGAATTTGGCGCATCCGGATCGCCTTCCGGTCCTGTTAGAATCGGAGACAAAGACGGCAACGGCGAAAACGTACCGTTCTAAGTTATATGGCACTTACTATTACAGGTAAGGAGCCATCCAATACCCGTCTGGTCCATAGTGACCAGACGGGTCATTGGTACACAGCAGAGGGTGAATCCGCCCATACTGTGCTAGGCAAAAATGGAAACTTTCGGAACACGACTGTGGCAGATGCCAGGAAGATGCTTCTCTATCCGTCAGTCACAAGCATCCTTTCGATCATGGACAAACCACAGCTTACCAATTGGAAGATTGAACAAGCAATCATGGCATGCTTGACGCTGCCAAAGGAGGAAAATGAAACGCTCGAAGAATATGCCAAAAGGGTCGTTAAAGACTCGAAAGAATCTACCAGCAAAGCGGCGGAGCATGGAACCAAAATGCACTTGTGCATGGAAGACATCCTACTTGGAAGACCTGTATCCGGAGATGAGACACTTGCTCCGTATATCGAAACCTTTAAGAAGTGGGCCGATGCAAACATTGAGAAAACGTACTGGTGCGAAAAGGGTCTTGTCGGCGCAGGCTATGCGGGAAGGTGTGATGCCTACGTCAAGCTACGCAATGTGGGTGACGCTATCATCGACCTAAAGAACCGGAAGGTTAATCCAAAGTACGATCCGTTCTACGATACGGACTGCGCCCAGCTTTGGGCCTATAGGTCGGCAAGTGAGAATCCAAAATGCGCCTGCGTGTCGGTTGTCCTAGCATCGAATGACCCAACCAAGTTGATGACGAAGGTGTGGGACGATGACGAACTTTACCAAGCCGGAATAGCTTTTTGCGCTATGCAGAAGGTTTGGTCTTGGGTAAAGCAATACACGCCACCTGGCATGAAGTTATGATTGACCCAGCGGATGTCCTATGGCTCGAAGAGTTGCTTGACAAATTCTATAGGAGTTTGGCCAAATGAACGCACCCACAATCCAGGAGATGGGCAATGCCGCACAAGAAATTGTCTGGCGTGTTATGGGAAAAGGATCGGATAAGTCTGCCTACGGAGATTGGTTGGAGAAGGATCGGCCTACCCACGACTACCATATTGCTAGGGCGATTAGGCATCTAGCCACAGCGCAGATGCAACTTCATAAATCTTCGCCATGTCCGGACAACAATGGTGAAACAAGTGTTGACCACTTGGAACGTGCGTTGGTAAGGTCGCTATTCGTGTTAGCGCAAATAAAGAAAGAGGTACCAAGATTATGAGATGGATTAAGAAAGAATTTGACGATGATGGAAAGCCAGAGTGGGCTGTTTACATTGACGAAGCTGGTGAAGGAAGAGAAGAGGATTGGTCCCACTTCGATACCTATGCTTCGAGAGATGAAGCAGTCAAGGCATGCTGGAATTACACTTGGGAAGACTACGACTGTAACGACAAATGAAACGCGCATTAGTCACTCAAGCTTTCGGGGACGATTGGAAGAAGGTTCTGGATCTTACTAGGCCAAGGATGGAGG